CGCCGTCGCCTGCGTGCTGGGCGCCGCTAGGCGAAGCGGGGATAACCCGTTCCGCGAGACCCATTTCAACAAGGGCATCGGAATTTTCAGGATCCGAACAAAATTCAACAAACTTTCCGGGATCGTTATCAAAACGACTACGTAAAGAAGAAGGAAGATCAGCAAAAGAATTCTCGGCCTCAATAACAATATTGAGAGCCGTCTGATAATCAGGAAAATCAGTAAAGTCAGCAAACAAGGGCTGACGATGAGAAAGATGATTAATAACACCAGTACGATCATACGTAGCTAAAATGTTATTAATATCACAAGACTCGGCATCCGCCTGAACAGTAAGCGAAGGAAAATTCTTCGCATCACAATCAAAATCATCACGATAAGGTTCTACAGGATATGCCACCCGAAAGAAAGGAGCACCAGATTTATCGTTATTTAATTTATCGTTAGCCATCACATAGCTCCTATCTAGATTTAGGGTGGATAGTAATTGTAGGAACGCCTTTAGTCACAGGCGATGATTTTAAAGACTTGAAAGCACCAGCAGCATGAGCAGCCGAGGAAACCCCGGGAGCAAGAGATTCAAGAACACGACGAACAGCACCAAGACCAGCAGCGTCGACATCACGATTGATCTGAGAGATATCAGCATCGGCAGCAGCCTTTCTAGCAGAATGACCAAGCAAAAGCGTATTAGCTTCAGTCTGCTTTTGAAGTAATTTATTAAGCTGGGTATTAGATTCAGTTTGAGCAGTATCAGCTTTATTTTTATCAGTAGAAGACTTTATATTCTCATTAGTAGCTTGAAGGTTCTCAACCTCAGCTCGATTTTTACGAGCTGATAAAGCAGTATTTATAGAAGGCGTAATCGCATCAGACAAAGTAGCAGAAGCACCAGCGGGCGTAGAAGCACCAGAGCCACCAGTAGCAGACAAAATAGGATTTAAACCAGCAGCGATGAGATCTTTAACCTCACGCTGATGAGCAGTATTAGACATACGCTCTTGAAAATCCATCTGATTACGAGCCTGCTTCGCATTAGAAGCATTCTGCTGAAGACCACCAAGTAAAGAACCACCGGCGGAGAGAATATCTCCACCGGTCACAGAAGAAAGAGCATTTCCAACAAAGCTCTTAGCAGAATTAAAAAGGCCGCCTAACAAAGACATTAGAAACGACCAAGGTCATAAGGAATGCCATAAACTGGCATCGGCCGAACACAAATAAGCTTATTAAAAGAATCCATCAAAAAATCAGGCTGATTAGCAACAGCCAAAACACGAGACATAGGCGGATTTTCAGTAATAAAAGCGTTATTCAAAACAGGAAGAGAAGAAAAACTCTGAGCCAAATGCCAAGAATTCAAAGTTTGAGCATCATTAGATCTAAACTTACCAGTAATAGAAGAAAGTTTAGAACGATACTCACCAAAACGCTCTTGATAACCAAACACAAGAGCATCAGTAGCGTTACCTTGCGTATAAATTTCTTTATTCAAAACAGATTGCTCACCAATCTGAGCAAGAGCAGGCCAAAAGAAATCATAACGCGTAGAACGCGAATACATACGATTAAGACCCTGCTGATAAGTCAAATCAGCACGGACAGAAAGAATACCAAGAATAACACCATGTTCAGTAAACGACTTCGTAAAACCATGATTATGAGCAGTAGCAGTAGCCATAGCAGCCAAATTACCCTGAGGAGTAGGCTGAGAAGCATTAGCAGACGTCTGAGCAACAGGCGTGATATTAATCGGTGTAGATCCACCACCTAAATATTCAGCACGCTGCAGACGAGCATCAGGAGAAATAACACTGAAATGTGAACGTATAATTTCAGTGTAACGTGTACCACCGCGGGCATCGCGTTCCAATAATGTTTGAATTTGGAACGCTTGCCGCAGCTGATTTATGGTAGCACTTGTAGCAGAAGAAAGATTAGTAACAAGACCGGTAGCAGAAGCATTAAACCTAAGGGTTTCATTGTTGACCGGCGTACCTGCAAGAACACCATAACCAATAGCAGTACCAGAAGTACGATATTGTAAATTAGAAGGGGCATTACTGGTGACACCCAAAAACTGAGGATTAGTGCCATCAGATACAACAGGGGCTGTAGTACCAAGAGGAAGCGAAACAGCCGCACCTTTCTGTGCCCAAGGTAAACATGACGTGAAATAATCAAAGCGCTTACCGCGCTTAAGAAGAACATAATCAGTAACGGTATCTGGTCCATCGCCTTTATTCACCACAACAGAGTTCTGCATATTTTCATCACGATAATGCTGATTATAAATCAGATTATAAGCACGCGTGTGAAAAACATTATGAGTATAGCCAGCTACCTGAGTAGGCAAAGTCAAATAATCTTGCAAAGACTGATTTGCATAACCACCAACAGGAGCAGTAGAAGTAGGACAAACATAATCGGTCGAATCGCCCGGATTATTTTGCTCACCCATAAACTTTTGAAAATTGTCCCAAACAAGACGCAAAGGAACAAAAAAGAAATGCGTATCAAGAAAAAGATTATCCATAACCGGAAAAATCGGCGTAGTCATACGAGCAAAAATCGTCGACGACAAATTAAAAGTATCGCCGGGCAACACCTCATCAGCATAAAAAGGAATAAGGTAACCTGCATTGAAAGTAGTCTTATGAGAAAAAGACCGATCAAAAGCCGAACGCTGAATATTCGTCGTCGGCGTATTACCAAAATTATGATTCATGTGAGATTGAAGTTGCACGGCGATAACTCCTAATTAGCGATTAAGATATTCTTGAGCCAAACCAAGAGACAAAGGACTTGGTAAAGAAATCATGACACCAGAAACATCGTCAAAATCACCAAGGTGAAATAAAGCATAGTCCTCAGGATGTTTATTAAAAACAAGAGAGCTATCATTGACGGAATCCGTAAACTGACGAATAGCAACAGACTTATTCATCGCAAGCCAAGGCGAAGAATAAATTTGAGCCTTAGAATCATAAACGGAAAAAACTTGATGTAACATGGGGGCATCCTTACGTTAGGGTTCGTTTTAAACGAGCAAGCTTCGCAAGCGTAACCTGCTCCCTAACAGCAAGCCTTTCCGGAGTGGAATTGTCAACATGCTTTAAAGCATTCTGTTCACGTAAAAACTTAATATGCTCCATTTCAAAGGGATTTAAAAGCTCATATTGATTATCATAAAACTTAGGTGGCTTCATCTCCTTACCACGAATCACAACACGATCATGTGGATAAACATCAGAAACATACTTATCCAACCAACCACGACCAAGACCAGGACGACGGCTCATAGTAGTATACTCAGGAGCACGACGATGAAGTTCACCAGTAACCGGATTCAAATACTGATAATGCTCATCAGCCGCATCACCAGTAATTTTTTTCATTATATATCGAGCAACATAAGCTGCAGATTCAAATGTGACGTCGCCAACAGACGAATATCCATACGTCCATAATTTTTCCAACGATGCAGAGCGGTACAATCGGACACCGTTATTAACTTTCCAAAGAACACGGTCAGAAAAATCGTGGTTGAAAAGACAGGCATGATAATGCGGACGACCAAATTGTTCTCCATACTCACCACAATGAAAAAAGCGAATACCTTCGCCATATTTTTTACGAAGCTTTTTCATAAAAAGCTGAAAATCACGAACATCAACAGAACCATTTTCAGGCAAATGGTCATCATCAAAAGTCAACGTAATAAAACAATTATTTTTATAAAGCTGAGCCTCATGAACACAACGCATAGCCCATTGCCGACTACGTTCAAGCCGACAACCAATACATTGACCACAAGGAAGTTTTAAATGGTCCCAATAACCATGATACTTGGGATTAAAAGATATTTCACGAAATTCGCGATTCTGATAAGCTTGAAGCGGGTGAAAGCAGGGCATTGCTGGATCCTAGGGGCCATGGGTGCGGAAACATCCATGGCCTTGGTTTTTATAATTATAAACGTTCACCACCACGGGAAACACCGTGGGGACGAGCCAAATTACGGGGATGAACCCCTTTAGCAGTTCGCTGAAAAAGCTTCTTAGAAGTCTTTTTAGGAACAGAATGACGTTTTTTACTGCGCTTCATTACAACCTCCGTACTAGATGGTGTCAGTGCGCACAGTTACATCTAGTGGGGTAACTGTGCGCTGCGGCCCCCATGGGCCGCTTATTCGGTTTTACCTGCACGTAAAGCCGCAATTTCTGCTTGTAGAGCAGCATTTTGAGAAGCTAGGGGGTTATCCACCCCCT